GCCAATGCCTATCCCGCCGCCATTGTCCGTGATGACGTTTCCGATGATCGCGATGTCCTCGGCGGGGAGCGGTGTCGTGTCGGAGTTGGCGAACAAAGCGATGCCTGATGCCCAACAATTCCGAATGGCGTTGCCGGCGATGGCGACTTTCCTGACGCCAGGAAGGTCGAACCCGTTGCCCGACATTTTATTGATGGTGTTGCCCGTGATCATGACATCCGTGCAGGTATAAGCGAACACCGACGACGGATAATCCGGATACGAAACACTGTCCTGCTGCAACACAACCTGCATCATGATGTTGCCGATAATCTGAACGTCATGAATAAAACCGAGATTGATGCAATCAAGACCCACGTCGGAAAACAGGCAATCGATGACCTTGGTCCTGAACCCCCAGGTCACGTTGTCCCCGTTGGTATTGCTGAACGCCTGTTTGCGATCGGCCGCGAGCCCCGTGGTCTTCCAGTGGTTCCCAATATTATTGAAGACGCACCCCCGTGCCGTCAGGTCGTTGTTACCGGAGCCGTTGAACGCGACCCCGCGCGTGTTCTGAAACGTCACCTGATCAAGCGTCAGGCCGCTCACTCGATATGCCTGCGCGATAATGCCGCCGTTCGCGAAGTCCTGGCCGCCGCCGTCGAAGGTCAGACCGTGGACGTGCATGTTCGCGGTGTTGGCCGTCTCGAACAACATGATCGGCGCGACGCTGGTCGCCGTTGGCGCGAGCGTCACCGTGCCTGGATATGCCCACCACGTTTGATTCGATGCTGGTAAGACTGAACGAGACAGCAACAATTTCGTGGGTGATGGCGGGAAGTATAGCACCGAACCGGCGCCGCCTAGTGTGGCGACAGCCTGCAGCGCGGCGTAGTCGTCCGTGACGCCGTCCATCATCACGCCATGAGAAAGGACGTTGAACGTGTTCGCCTGCCCGCCCGCGTTGGCGATGGCGGCGTTCAGGTCGGAGGCGAGCAGCGCGTCGCCGATCGCCCAGGGATATGTCATGTCGTCACCTGCTGTAGTTCAGCATCAGACAACTGACGCGGCCAACCCTGAACAATCTGTAGCGCGCCGTTGATCGCGTTATTACCCGGCGTCACACCGTCCGATCCGAGTTGGATGGTCGTGCCGGCCACCGTCAGCGCCACCGCGTTGGCGCCGAGCAGCGCGCCATTGACAGCGGCTTTGCTCGCACCCGTGAGCCAACCGAACGCCGCTTTGTTGACGGCGTTGAACGTCATCGCGGGCGCGACACCGGAGAACACCGAGGCGCCGCCTTTGATCGAGGCCACGAGACGACTGTCGGCGCCGATGGACATGACCGGAGAACCAGCGTTGCCACTGACGATGACCGGAAGCGAGGCGGCGGCGCCCGCCGGGACAAAGCGGACCGCGTAAGTCCCCGACACGGCGGGTATGAAAGACATCGAAACCAAATCGGCCGCCCGCGCCACGGCGGCGGATGTCGTCGGAATATAGCTGGTCAACGCACCAGCTTTGGCCTCGGCGCCCCAGACAAACGCCGTATAAGCAGGCGTCGCGGCCTGCGTCGCGTCGCGTCTGTCTGTCCCGATGCCGAAATACCATGGCACGGCGGTCAGGTTTGGCGTCGTCAACGTGAATCGTTGCCACGCCGCCGTCAGCGTGGCCGCCGTCTTGTAATACAGCACCCCGTCAGGCGTGACGGAGAAGTAAGCCAGTTCGCCGCCGACAGTGCCCTTCAGCCAAACGCTGATCGTATAAGGAGCCGCCGTCGCCGTGAACGCCTGCGATATCGTGCTGAAATTAGGCGCGGACGGCACCGCGACGAACGCGACACGAGACGCCGTTGTCGTTCCATCCGGCGCGGTCGTGTTGTTGCCGGTTACTGTTGGCGCGCTGCCGCCCTTCACCCACGCGGCGTTCGACATATCGCCGCTTTGTAAAATCAGGTTCGTGCTCGCGTCCTCGATCAGCAGCCCGCGTAACGATCCGCCTACGTAATCCCAGCGCGGTTGATTAACCGCGGCTGTCTGGATCAGACCGGATGCGTCCTGATATGACGCGGGCGAGGCGCGGCTGAACGTGACGCCGGCCGGCATGTTGCCCGATGACATGAAGTTGAGATCGAGCGTCATGCCGGGGGGCGGGGACGGCCCGCCGGCTGAGATGCCGCCGCCATACTGTTGTGCCACCTGACGGGAGAAATACTTACACCAGCCCTGGGGACTGACCGGGCCGATGACCTTGCCGCAGGAACGAGGGGCGACGAAGAAGCGACAGTAGCCGCATTTCTCCCGCCCGCCCGCGTCGGTGTAGCGCGCGGCGCTTTTAGAGACGCGATGAACGACGAAGGACATCAGAAGGATACCAGCTCAGACCTGAGCGGAGCACCGGAAAGGTCACTCTGCTGTTTCCAAAGGTTTGCCCTGGTCACCACCTGCTGAAACTGGGCGTCGGCCTGGGCCGCGCGATCGTCATCCAGCTCGAACAGCGCGCCGTGTTTGATCACACCCCAGAGGTAGACCGCGTAGAGCTGCTCCAGGACCGGGTTGGTGTCGGACGGGAGGAGGAGCGGCTTTGGCTTCGCATACCACTCCATGATGACGACCTGCGGCAGCCAGGCGGGGTCGGGTGGATCGGGAAGGATCGGATGGGGGAGAAACTCGATGCAGTCTCCCGTCAGCCGGTAGGATGTGCAGACCTGACCGACCGCGCCGACGACGGCGCCCTCTTGCCACGCACTGGACTGTCGCCCCACCCAGTGTCCGCTCCAGGCATCCTTGAGCCGCAACATCTCGCCCGACGTGGCGTCACGGATCGACGCCATGGTGGCGAAGTCGGCCGGCAGCGAGATATAGGCGCTGTCGATCGGCTGCGTGCCCGATGTGATCTGACATCGGGCGCGCAGGGTCTCGGCGATCTCGGTCTCGACCATCAGCACCCAGCCAGGGATCAGGCTGGTTAAATCCCTGCGATTCAACCAGTTCTGAACATCATCCTGGAGCTGCTGATAAGAGGCCACCTACTTCTTGTCGTTCTTCTTGTTGGCTTTCTTATCGTCGTCCTTGTCGTCATCGTCGTCGGTGACGGCCGTCCGGGGTGGTGTGGTCGAGGTAGACTGTTGCGGAGCGGGATGCAGGCCGGTGGCGACCGGCGGGTCGTTCTCGCCAGGGGCCGGGCGATGTTGGCCCGTGCCGCGCGCGGTCGCGTCCGCGGGCGGGGTCGGATCGAACACCGGATTGCCGGGGGACTGGACGCCATCGGCGGTGTGGAAAGGCTGGTGGAGAGACTCCTCGGCGATCGTCCCCACCCTGATCCGCTCCTCCGCCGCTTCCATGGCGGCGGCCACGGGGTCATCGGCGTCGGGATAGAGCTTGCCGAGGAGGGAGCGGTCGAAGCCGTCCACCAGAACGGGTTTCAACGGGCCGAGGGGTTTGATCTCGGTCATGCCGTCCTCGGTGCCGGGCAGCATCCCGATGCCGGCGAGCGGCACCGTGCCGACGCCCGCCGTGCTGCCGGGCGGCATGATGCTGCCGCGGTTCATGTTGGGAACAGCATCGGGGCCGATCCCCGGTGTGCGCCGCATCGGCGCCGGGGGTGGTGTGGTGGTCGAGGTTCCGCTGGCCATTTCAGAGGGTGCTCCGATCATCGGTTCGGAAGACGCTGTTGTCCGGGTCGTTCAACCAGGCGTTCAGCGCCTTCTCGTCGTTGGTAATCCCCAGTTTCTTCAGGTGGTTCCAGATCACCAGCGGGATGCGGGCGACGTGGACGGTATCGCGCCTGACGTGGGGGTCGAAGTTCGATGCGATCGTTTTGGCGCTCTCGGTGATCGCCTTGGTGTCCTGGGAGTGGACGAACAACAGCCCGCCGTCCTCCCGCTCCACCTCGGTGTGGCGGAGCGTGACAGGGTCAAAGCTCTCATAGAGAAGGGCGCTCATTACTGGTTGAGGTCCGCGATCCAGGCATGGGCCTTTGGCGCGGTCGGACGAAGAGATCCCTCGAACAAAACGGCGCCTTGTGTGTTGTCACCCGTCTTGGCGAAGTCCAGTTCGATTACGTCACGACCCGGCAGCGGCGCCAGTTCGACATAGTCGGTGGAGACCAGCAGGATCTGGTTGGCGGGGCAGAAACGATCAGGCGCCAGTTGAATCGTTCCGAAGTTCGTCCGGTAGACATCGACCGCGCCCATGATGGTCACTTCTTGCGATGACGTGACGTTCTGGATGTTCTGGGCGACGACCGCGTTGCCCGTGCCGCCCTGGGACAGCGTGGCGAAATACGCCTTGATGTTGCCCGACATGATGCCGAGCGTTGGCTTGCCGCCGGCCTGCCACGCCTGCTGCACGGCGGCGTCGAGCATCGCCAGCGTGAGGTCGCGCTTGGTGCCTGGCGTGCCCGCGTTGGACCCATCGCCGACCGGCATCACGCCCGCGCCGGTGCCGCGTGAGCCATTGGCGCAGTAACAGGGCAGGCCGCTCATGTGACGCGGATCGGTGATGGTGCGGACCAGCGGCGACGTGATGGCGAACTCCAGGTCGCGCTTCACTTCCATCCCGCGCAGGATCAGTTGCCTGTCATATTCGTCCTCGCCGCCGACCATATCGACCGACCGCAACGTGTTGGACACGCCGACCGTGCGGACGAGGATCTGGGCGATGTTGTTCATGCGGACGGGTTTCGTCACCGCCTGCATGGACGCGGTGAAACCCTCGGGCTGGGCGTTATCCGCCACGACCCCAAGCTCCTGAACAACCCATTCGGTGAGGATTTGTTTCGCTTCCACACTGGGAATAGCGGAAACAAGCGGTGTCTCGTCGGGGTCGATCTGGAAGATCACATCACGGAGATCTTCCTTAACTCCAATGGCGGCCGGCTCTAAATACGTGTTCGCCGGCGCCGCACCCATTGTTCCAAGGGCCATGTCGCATGTCTCCAACGCTGGCGCGGCGCTCCACGTGGAGCCGCTCGCGCGGTGAAACCGATGATGGGATTGGTTTCGCGGTGGATCGATCCGGCTTAGGCGAGGTTGGTGCGGAGCACTCCTCGCGGCGCGTGATCAGTCATTGGCGACGGCACGTCCCGCCGGTTGGTTGGTGCCTGATGACACTCCATGGGGCGACGGGGTGATTATTGAGACACGTTTGGCTGTCTGTCCAGGGTTAACGCGCACCACCGTTCATCGCCGCCCGGCGCGCCGCGATCAGGGCCGCGCCGCTACGGGCATCGGGGCGGGCCTGGAACGCCTCGGTGGCGGCGGCGACGCGCTCCGAGGGCGCGGGCGGCGGGGCCACGCCACGCGCGGGGACAGAGGATGACGGTGGCGCGGAGGTTTTCGCGCCCTCCACCCAACGATCGAACATCGCCGCCTTCATCATGGTCTTGAGATGATGCGGACTGGAGAGACCACGTAGTTCGTCACGACTGAAACCACCCTTGGACGTGGCCCATTCGACGATCTGCTGCTGCGCCTCCAGCCGCTGTTGGGGATCGGCCCAAAACGGCAGCTCCTTCGCCAGTTGTTCATTGGCGACGGCGACCTGCTGCTCCAGCGCCCGCTGCTGGGCCTGGCCCTGGAGGTTATTGAGACTGAACAGCCGCTGCTGCTCGGCCAGGGCGTGCTCATAGGCGGCGCGCTCGCGCAGATACTGCTGCTGATTGGTCTCGATCAGGGAGGGATCAGGCGGTTGGGGCGGATTCTGGACCATTTCCTGAAGCCGCATCAGTTCCGGCTGGATATGAGGGAGGACTTCAGCCAGCGCCCGTTGCTGTGCCTCCAGTTGTTGCCTGCCTTGCGCCAGTTCCTGGGTTTTCCGGGTGTAATCGGTCGATTTCAGCACCGCCTCGCGTAATTCGGCGGATGAGTAGTGACGGCCGTCAATTTCGAGAGTGGAAAGGGCGTTTTGGGGCGTTGGAGGGGCTGAGGGCACGGACTCTTGCGACGGAGGAGCCGCTGGAGGCACGCCGAGGGCCTTTTCCATCGCGCTGAGTGGCGAGGGGGCCGGTGTTGGCGTGGTTTGGGGCGTCGGAGGTGGTGTTTTCGCCAGTTCCGCCGCCGGTGGACGCCTTTCGGGGGCCGTGGCTGGTGGCGGAGGGGGTGCTGTCTCGCGCCGCTGGCGCGACAGCAGGCGCGCCGCCTCGGAGACGGAGATCGGCGGGCGGTCATTCGCCGGCGGCGATACACCGGGGTCAGTCGAGGGGGCGGCTGGGGCGGCGTTGGGGGCTGGTGTGGAGGCCGGAGTGGAAGAAGAAGTTGGGGCGGAGGCGGGGGTGGGGGTGGAAGTTGATTCGCTCATGGCTATTGCTCTTGCTTATCGGGTGAGAGGAGACCGCCGCCGCCCAGCATCAGGCCGGCGAGGCCGTAGCGTCTGATGATTTCCATGGTGGCGGGATCGAAGACGACGGCGTTGTGCGTGCCTTCGTTCATTTGTTCGTTGATCCGGTCGATTGTCTTCTGGTGATCGGCGATTTCCGCGCGACGCCTGCTGTAAAAAGCAGGCGACATATTATTCGGATTGCGATCGATGTCCGCCTGTATTTCCGCGATCTGGTTTTGCTTCTCGACGATAGCCTGTTTCGATTGCGCGATTTGATGCGGAAGCTGTCGGCTGCCCGCGTCGAGGTAGCGGATGCCGGGTATCCCCGCCTCGCGCATCGCGGCTGAAACGTCGGCGGCTTTCGTCATCTTCATGTTCTTGTCGAGAGACAGCGCGCCGTAAGCGGTCGATCCTGGGTTTCGCATTCGAAGGTCACTGAAGCCCTGGTCACGGAAGAACTTCTGAACATCCGGGTGCTGCTCGCTCAGCGGCTTGTCCCAGTGCAGGAACTTCTCGGGATCGGCGTTGACCTGGACCTCATACATGTGGCCCTGGCCGTCATACTTCGCCGCGTCGTGGGCCTCCAGGCCCGCCTTGAGGGCGCCTGGGTTCTGGACATCCCATCGCTTCGCCCAGTCCGGGTGCGCCCGCATCGCGGCGACGGCCTGCCCTGGCGTGTCGAAGCCGAGGTAGTCCTCGGCGTTCAGGGCTGCTTTGAACTCCGGCGCGATCGTATAGTCGGAACGAGGACCGGACAGTTTCTTACGATAACTCTGCGCGATGCCTTCGTTCTCGGCGAGATAATGCCCATACCCATACGCCTGCGCGCCCTCGCCCGTGCCGATCGCCTTATCATCGAACGCATCGAACTTGTGCGGTGAGCCGTGATACGCCTTCAGGTATTTACCCCCTGATGACGTGGTCCCGAGGAGAAGGCCCTGGGCGTATTCATCGGCGGCGGAATTGAACGCCTTCAGTGTCGGATGGCCACCTTCCAGCAGGCCGCCGCCGGTCCAGTAGCCTTCATCGACCCCCTTTTGGTGCTGTTGGGCCATGTAATCGGTGATGTCCTGGTAAGTCTGGCCGAGGGCATCGACACGGGGGTCCGGCTGGAGGGACGGCGGCCGCTCGTCGGGCGGTTGAAGCAGAGGGGTGGTGTCCCATCCTGATTGCCCCAGTACCTCGTCGAGTAAAGACGCCATGGGTTACTCCATGCTCTGGGAATGAAGGGCCGCGGCGGCGTCCGCCTCGGGGGCCTCGGCGTCGGCTTCCAACTCTTGCCAGATCCGGCGCAGCGCCAGGACCAGTTGGCGGGCGGCCTCGCGGTTGGAGGCGTCCTCGAGGAAGACCGCGTTTTTGGTCGCCTCACTGGCCATGCGGTCCAGCAGGGCATTGAAGTGCGGATCGGCGATGAAGCGTTTCGCCGCCTCGCACTGGATGAGGCGTTCGGCGCTGAGCGGCATTGTTCAGTAACCACGCAGCAGGATGAACAGCAGGATGATCAGCAGGATCGCGCCGATGCCGATACCGGGGCCATACCAGCCGCCGTAGATGTTGTGGGCGTAATACCCGCCGCCGAGACCACCGAAGAGCAGCAGCAAGATGATGATGAGGAGGATGAGGTTCATTGGGGACTCCCATGACCGTTTGGCCCGTCATCCCACACACGAAGAAGAGTATCGACGGGAATACCCTCGGACTGGAGGCGCCGTATGACGGGGCTGCATTTGACCACTATCGCGAGCCGCTGGCGCCGCAGGCACTGGAGACAATACGGGTAAAGCGATTCAACCCCGACGCGACCGGTATCGCAGCCGCGGCAGCCGCGCATTCGACCGGATGGCGCGTTAAACCCCACCAGGACCTCCCGGAGAGGGCAGGGGCGGGCCGCCGGGACCATTGAGCGGGAACTGAGAAGCGCGCTGGGTCAGCTGGCCGTAGGCCGTTGGCATCCGGCCGGTGGCGAGGGATTCGCGGATGTTGGCGGCCGCCGCCGGGGGGATGGGGCCTGGAGGTGGAGCGAGAGGGCGCTGTTGGGGTGGAGGCGCCATGGGCGGGCGGGGAGGACCAGGAGGCATCATCGGCATGCCCTGGGGGCCGGGGGGCTTCTGTTGGGGAGGAGGCGCGCCGACCGCCGGGGGTTGGGGGCTGGAGGGTGAGGGGAGATCGGACAGCAGTCCGACCGCCGGGGCGTTGGACTTCATGGCCGCTTTGAACTCGTCGAGGGAGGGGACGACGAGGTTGGAGGTCGCCCCCGCCACCCACGCCTTCACCCAGGCATCGAGGGCGGATTTGTCCCGCTCGCGATCATCCTCGAGGAGCAAGGAAGCGCGTTTGGTCTGCTGGTCCGCCCGGGTGTTCTCGATGTCGGCGTTGGTCTTCTTGTTCTGCACGTCGGCGAGGATGAGGTCGGTATTGGGCGGCGGCGGCGGGGTGGGAGGTGGGGCGAAGTCGGGCGGCAGGGCTTTGAAGTAGGAGCTGATATCGGCGATGTTCACCGTCTCCAGCATGCGGGCGAGGGTGTTGCGATACTCCGGCAGGCCGGCGAGGGGGTTGGCGAGCCCGCCTTGCTGGATCAGTTGCTCCTGCTTTTGGGCGATGGCGCTGAGCATCTGGAGCCGTTCCTGGGGCATGCCCTTGCCACCGACATTGACCGCCGTCTCCCACTGGGTGGCGAGCGCGCGCGGGTCGATGGGTATCCACTGCTGGCGGATACGAATGACGTTGGGACGGTCCTGCTGGCGCGCCAGCATCTTCAGGAGGCCCTTGTAGAGCGGGGCCAGCCCGGTCTCGGCCAGCGTGCGGGCCACCATGTCGAGCCTGTCCTGGGCGGCGGAAGACTGCTGGGACACGGCGATCGGGGCCGTCGATTGCAGTTCATCGACGGTCAGGCCCGCCGAAGCCCGCGTGATGCCGGTCCGCGATTCACGGATGGTCTCCAAAACCGTCATGATCGGCAGGGCTTCTTTCCCCATGAACGGCTTCGTTAGTTCCTGGACGGCGCCCTGCTGCGCCACACGGATGATGCTGCCGATCGCGGTCTGGCGCGTGTCGGCGAGATTGGCCTGGCCCACGACGACGGTCGTGCGCGGGAACATTGACTGACCCAAGGAATCCAGCACGCCGCGCATGACACGGGATTCGACCCGTTGCAGGTCCATGACCATGTCGGCCTGGCTCTGGCCGATGACCCTGCCTGGCTCGCGATAGGGGGTGAAGCAGGCGAGCGGGATCTCGTCCGCTCGCTCCCACATGACGAGGTTCTGGGAGGCGCCGAGGAGATGAACGTGCAGCAGCTCCGAGACGTTGTCGCCATCGGCGTCGCAGCGGATCCAACCCTCGACGTGGCGCACGATCGACTGGGACTTATCATTGGGCGGGGCGCCCGCGATGTTGTGGCCCTGGGCGTTGGACCGCGCGATGAGTTCGGTCCGTTGCCGCCCGGCGGAGCCACGTCCCGAGGCGATATTGGCGAGGATTTTGTCCTCCGGCAGGCCCGCCTCGATCAGATCGGAGACGGTCGAGTCCTGGACGATGAACAGGGCCGGGGCGGTCTCGACGGACGCGGCCGAGGGGTCGATCCAGACGCTCTCGGTGAGGACGTGAGAGACCTGGGGCCATGCCTGGGTGGCGCTCCGGGTGATCGTGGCGCTCCAGTATTCGGCGGGCGCCCCCTGCTGGAGATACATCCGGCCCTCGGGGGTTTTGGCGAGAGCCTGGGATTCCGCCGGTGTCATCGGCCGCCGGGTGATGCGGGACGCCTCGATGCCTGGCTCGGACAGCAGCATCTGAAGTTGGGGGAGGAGGAGGCCGTGGGCGACCTCGGTGCGGGTGTGCTTCGAGGAGCCCCAATGCCACCGCACCCAGCCCGCCTTGCGGGTCAGGGCGTCGAGGAGCGCGTCGTGGAGGATGGTCCAGCCGGGGTTGGCGGTGAACAGCGCCCAGCGCGCGTAGTCCGTCGCCTGCCTGGCGAGGGATGTGGCGAGTTGATCGTTCTGGGCGGTGGTGTGGTCGGAAGAGAGGGGTTGGAAGGAGACCGGATCCTCGACGCCGGTGAAGATACGCAGGAGAGAGGGGAGCGTCTGGCGGATGGTGTCGCGCACGACGGTCATCGTCAGCTTGGAGCGGCCATCTTCCAGCGGTCCATCGGGCAGACCGGCGTAGTAATTGGAGGCGGTGACCCGCTCGCGGGACAGGTAAGTGTCATAGTTCTGGGCGGTTTTGTAATAGAAACGGGCGACGGCGTTGATTTCGACATCGGTTTTACCGAGACGCTCGAAGACGATCTCCTGGGACCAGGGCGAGGCGGTGGGGCGTTGAGAGGGGCGCAGGCCGGCCGCGTAACGGCGGAGAGGAGCGGGGAGAGACTGGTCGCTGTCGGCTGGGTCATCGTCGTGGGATGGCGGCAGGAGGAACGCCAGCATCTGCTCGGAGGGGGAAGCGGACAGAGGGGTGGGCCGCATCCCCTGGGGGATCAGGTTGGGGATATTGGGCAGCGGCGTGGGGCCGTTGGTGTTGGCGATCTGTTGGGGCGCCAGGAGGCCGGAAGAAGGGGGCGGAGGGGCGGAGACTGTCGCGCTCATGGCTGTTTCCCGCCTTTCCGTCCGGTTCGAGCCTTGAACGCCCGCTCAAGGGCCGACATCCGGTCATCGAGGCCGATATTGATCGTCTTTTGCGTCAGGAAGATCTCACCGAGTTCCTTCACGACCCCTTTCGCCAGTTCATCCGCCACCTCCTGGACGATGCGGCGCGCCCAGTTCTCCATGATCTCTCCGTGCTTCGGATTATCATCCACCGGCGGCCATGGCGCGTCATTCATACGAGGTCTCCATCGGCTGTCCTCATGGGTTCCATCCGTTCGGTATGTCGAGCAGGCCCCTGGGCCATTCATCGACGGCGGGGCGGCCGCCCCGGATCATGTCGCCGGTGTCTTTGGCGAGGTAATCGTGCAATTGCTGGTAACGCGCTTCCGCCTCGTCACCGCTGGCGTAAGAGGGGAATTTATCGAGGCCGATCTTCCGGGCGCGCGCGATGGCCTCATCCGGCGGCAGCTGGCGGCCGCCCCAGAGGGTGGGGATGTTGTAAGTCTTGCCTCCAGGCCCCTCGAAAGACATCTGGATGAGGCTGGAGACCGAACCATCCGGTTGTTCCAGCCTGCCGCGCCCATGCAGGTTGGTCAGGTGCATGTTGTAGAGGAACTTCTCCTCGGGGGTCAGACCGCCGAGCGCGGCCTCCGCCTCCGCCATGTGATTGGCGCGCGGGCCGGGTTCGACGGGATACAACAGTCCCATTACACCAGATCTCCATCGGCGAGGCTCATGTGCATGGGGGCTTTGTCGAACAGGCCCGAGGTCATCCCGGAGCCAACGCCCAGCCCCTGCTCGCAGAACGTAAGGTTCAGCGCATCGGCGTGATCGCAGCTGGGGAGGCCGCGAGAACGCATGCTTTGCTTGCTTTCGACCTGGAGCCTGCCGTCACTCAGGAAGGAATACCGCGGCATGAGGAGGTCGTCGCGGAGGCGATCATGGCGCGGCAGGCGCACGTTGCGGTTGCCGAGCCACTCCTTGCAGCGCACCCATAACTCGTCTCGTAGGCGTGCGTATCTACCAGTGGTTGAGGCGGTTTCGGAGACATTGACGCCGAGAATGGGCAGATTCTGCTCGTGCAGACGATCGACGACGCCGGACCCGATGCCGATCACGTCGATGCAGATGAGGGAAGGGCGATTGTTGGAAGTGTTGATATCCCACTCCGCCTTGATGGCGCCGGCCAGTTGCATGGTGTCCAGGCCATGCCAGGCGCGCGGCATTTCGGTCACGACACGCCCCTTTCGTTTCACCAGCACGGAGGCGTCGGTGCCGAATCTCGCGACATCGACGCCCCAGATCTCGATGGCGAGAGGGTCGATCTCGATGTCTCTCAGCATGGCGCTGTCAACGAGGTCGGCGCCGATCAATGTGTTGTCGTCGGCGAGCGGGAACTCGCCAAGAACACGGACACGAAAAGCGTTCGAGTCCATGCCGTAGCGATTGGCGATCTCGTCCACGAACTCCGAGGTGACCCGTTTGGAAGAGGCCGAGGAGACCTTCTGGGTGTACCAACGGTCCCGCTCCATCATGTGGGCGCGGTAGAAGAAGCCGGTTGAACGTGTGGCGTTGCCGATGAGGAGCGTTATCGCGCCATGCGATGACATCGAGCCCGACGCGGCCTCGAAGACCGATTCGGGGATACCGCTGGCCTCGTCGGCGATGAGAAGAATATGCGCTGAGTGCAGCCCCGCCATCGCCTCCGGCGTATCGGGACGAGAGGTTCTCGCGGTGACGAAACATTCCTGATCGGCCTTCAGCGTGACGCGATCGGAGCGAATATCCCACAGATCGCGCCAGCCGGAAGGAAGGATGTTCAACCATTTGATGAACTCGGGCCAAAGCGCGTCGAACAACTGGCTCGAGGACGGCGCGGTTATGGCGACCTTGAACGGCGCGCGGGTGCAGATGAACCATACACACAGCCACGCGGCGAAGCAGGTCTTGCCGACGCCATGCCCGGAGCGAATGGCCAGACGGGTGTGCCCGCGCGCCACCGCGCGCAGTGCGTCGAGCTGCCATGGGTCTGGCTCCACACCCAGAATATCCCGCACGAAGGCGATCGGCGCGCGGGCATACTTTTCAATCGCCGCGTGAAACGGGTTCGTTGCAAGAGTGGCACTCATGGCTTTTTATCCAACGTGTCACGGATATAATTACAGGTCTCAACGACCGCGATAAACTTTCCGTTCGTTGTCACCACGACACAATGGACACGTCCGGTGAAATGTTTCAGGTCAGTGGCTATTGGCTCTCGCAAACTACTGATCGTTTTCGGATTCAGAAACGCACGTTGGCCATCTGGCCCGTGTAGCTCAATAAATTCCACTCCCGATATAAATATCAACGCCAATGAAGCACGGGGGATATTCCACAACAATTTGATATCGTAATGATGTTTTGAAAATACCTGTGACAATTTTGGAAGGGGTGCCAGTGCCATCGCCACACGCGAGGGCAGGGGGGCGGGCGCCCGCCCGCGCGCCTGGGCGCGGGTGCGCGCGCACACGCCCGATCGCGCGATCATGTTGATGCTGGCTTGATGTTTGGCATCGGCCACCTCTCCAAACGGACGTATGCGGACACACTCCATGATTGGCTGATGTGTCATTACGTTATCATTCCGTTGGCAAGTCTGTAGATGTGGACTCGATCGTTTCAATTGTTGGCGTTGATTGCTGTTCAATCAGGGTTGACGAGATAGCCCGCGCCGCCACTAAGTGGAGCTCAATGGTTGAATTGGAGTTGATGTCCATTTCCTGCTTCGGCCGGCCGAAGCCGCGGTCGAGCAAGGCGACAGCCGCGGCGAGCCGTAGCTTCTGATCCTCGCCGCTCAGCATCCCAACGATAACCTGAATGCACTTCGGGCCATGGACGCGAGCCATCGCGGCTATATCAACCTCGGTCTTCGGGCGGCCGCTCGGATTGCCCGAACGACCCGGTTGAAACGACGTAGACCGAACCATGTTCGGATTCTTGGTCGTTCGGGCATTCTGCCTGTTTTGCATGTTTGTTGACAATTGAGACACAGTCCCATGCGCTGATACAGTTCTGACATGGCATGGTTTGCCTGTTCCCGCAAATAAATCATGCCGGGCGTGAAATACCTCTTGCACTGTGAACGCAACGGGTCCATATAGGTTGGGTCAGCAAGACACACCGCTTAACCAGTCAAACAGGATAACCACCATGGAAATCGATATCACCTCATTCATCACCGGAACCGACACCTGGGCTTTCTCGGGCTCCATCGCGACACACGGCGCGAACGCCGGCCCTAACACATGGAACGCGGCCAAAGATCAGGCTTCGCGTGAGCCACTGCTCAACACCGAGGATGAACTCAACGCCATGTTGGACTGGGCGCGGGAAACGGGCGCATGGGATGCCGGAGAGCGCGCCTCATGGTCGAAAGAAGAAATCAACGCGATGTTCATTCAACTGATCGCCGGCGACATGCGGGAGTGCGGCATGGATGATTGTGATCTGGAGGACTTCGACTGGGCCGGATACGAGGCGCGCGCCAGCGAAGGCCAGATCAGCGGGAACATCTTCAAAGCCGATGACGGCCGGATCTTCTACGCTTTCAACTGACCGGAACACCTTAACCAGTCAAACAGGATAACCACCATGGCCAGCACAATCTCAAAATACGATGACCTTATCGACATTCGCGACGTGATCGCCCGCGTGGAGCATCTGCGCCAGCTCCATGTTCCCGGCCCCGTGGACCTCGGAGAGGATGATAGCGCGATTGATCAGGATGACTTGTTCGCGGAACTGACCGAGCTGGAAACCCTGCTCGATGACCTGAGAGGCAATGGCAACGGCGACGAGAAATGGGAAGGCGGCTGGTATCCCGTGATATTGATCCGTGACAGCCACTTCAAGGCATACGCCCAGGAACTCGCGGAGGACATTGGCGGCGTCGATCCCGGCAACGCCCGCTGGCCTTGCACCTGCATCGATTGGGACCAGGCGGCGCGGGAACTCCGGATGGATTACAGTTCAACGGAGTTCAGAGGGACGACATATTGGTATCGTTAAGCCATTGACCAAAAGCAAAAGGCCCCGAAAGGGGCCTTCACTGTTTCTGGACGATGTTCTTCCAGCCCCACCAGGCCAGCAACACCGCGTCCGCCTCATCGTGGGTGAGGACCCGTTCAGGCTCTCGCAGGACATCCCTGGCCATGGCGATCCCGGCTGCTTTGCCCGCCGCGCCTCCCCCGAGCCCGTAAGAGCCCCTCCACACCGCCGGCTGGACATAGACGACCGCTGGATGACCCGAGGCCGCCAGGAAGCCCCTTACGGACCCGTATGCCTGCCCCAGGGTAAAGGCCGAGCGTGTGCCCATCTGAGGGCTCGCGTGTTGGGCTTCGACCACCACGAGCCCCGCTGGAAGCGGGAGCGTCAGAATGACCGGCCCGATGTGGCATCGGGCGATAACGCCAGCCTCCACTCGTATCAGCGCGGCCGCGCCATTCACGCCGGGGTCGATGCCAAGGATGAGGGTCACGCGGTCATGGGTTCGGCCAGCCCGTCAGCCCGTTCAAACCCGAACAGCCTCGGTTCGAAAACATCCGCCCATCCGCACCACGCCAGCAGCGCCGCGTCATGTTCGTCTCGCGGCTGTTCGTAGGAGTTATCCCACCATATACCCCCTTCATTCTCTTGCCATCGCCGGGAAGCCGAGACCGTGTGAACCCTGTTGTTTCCCAGCACGGCCGCCGCGGCTTCCATGAAGCCTCGCACGCGCCCGTGGTCAAACGACCGAACCGTGTCAGTCTCCCATGTGATATAATCAACATCCCTGACCAGATCATCAAAATTACTGAAATCCAGTCTCCCCGACGTCACGCCGCCGATCGGATGGCCCGCACCGAACGCGGTCTCCATTATCGACCATGTGCCGTTTCCGGCCACTCCCATCAGGCATACGGTTTTATCCGTCATTATGTTTACCTTTCATCAATTACGCGGGTGTTGCGTATGTAGGCGGGTGTTGTAGCCATTACTTTATGAAAAACCAAATGTGTTTTTCCAGGGGGTAGGGGCTACAACACCCGCAAACGCACGCAACACCCGCAAATTAAACTTTCATCAATTTCCAACCCATGACCTTGCTATGTCTGTCCGTCTCCCCCTTGAACTGCTGTCCGTCGGCGATTTCATCCTTATGTCGCCGCAGCCAATGGCTCAGTTCCAGAGCCGTTATTCCCGTTCCACGTCGGCTAATGCCGGCCAGCGCCACACCGAGGATATGCCGTGCCTTGCGCGCGGCGGCGATTTCATCCGCCTCTCGTTTTTCCTTTTCGTCCTTGCTTTCCCCCGGCGGGCCTTTCGTGAATGCGTAGGCGCGGCTGTCCACCGTCTCCACGACCTCGGCGGCGGTTTTCTCGATGTTCAGGCCGATCGCCGCTTCCCATGCGGCCATGACGCTCCGCAGTCCCGCCATGACGGGATCGGCTTCGTGGAGTTTCGTCATGGTTCCCACGGGATCGGGCTGACCCAGCCACACCAGGGGGGCACGCACGAATCGGGTATAATCGTCGAACGATGCGAGGGCATTGGGCGCGCTCTTCTCGCCCGCCGTCAGGTATCCTCTGACGATCGTCAGGACGGCGGCGATGTAGCGTCCCCGGTCCTTCAGCACCTCCCGGAACGGATTGGCCTTGAACTGGCGCAGTTCGGGCCGCTCCATTTTGGCGTCCATCGATGCCATGACCACGCGCCGCGTCACGTCCTCCATGACCACCATGTTGTTGCCGGTCACGCCGGCCAGCGCGCTGTTGGGGGTTCGGTACATGTCCGACCGCCCCAGGCGTCGCAGGTCGAGCAAGGGCTGGGTGGCGATCTGGCATATCAGGTCTCCTTCCAGCGGCATGTTCAGGTTATCGATGCTGAACAGCGTCACCCCGGCCAGCAGCAGCCCGTTCAGCTTCTTCTCCAGTTCCTCGTTGCTGTTTCCGGCATAGATGACCGGGCAGCGGCTGCCATGAACGATGGCGGCGGCGATATCGTAGAGGAACGACTTCCCGCTCCCGCGCCGTGGCGCCGTGGCCGCGTGAATGGGTGCGACATCCATGGCTGCTCGCACGACCGCCGTCATCAGCAGCGACAACGCCACCGCCCGTGACGCCCCTTCATCCTTGATGAACGGGAACTCGGTCAGCAGCCCTTCCAGTTCCTCCATCGCGCGGACGCATTCGCCTTTCGAGGGCTTCTCGCTGATCGATGGCACGTTCAGGCCGGGCGGCAACGCCAGATAATATCCGCTGGCCTTGTCGTATCCATTTCGGTCGATCAGCGTCCCATCACGGCGGATCGTTGGGTGCGCGATGATGCCGCGCAGATAGGGCACGTTCCATTCGCCCGCCCGGCTCAACAGGATTTTGGCCACTATTTCCGGGGGCGTGGCCTTCACGTCTTTTTTCAGTCCCTTATCGAACCGCATCCATTCCCCGGTCTGGCAAAACAGGTCCAGCATTCCCGGCGCGTCGAGACGATGTAGGCCGGTCACCTGCGTCTTGCCGCCATCGGCGGCGTCCATTTCCATGATGGCGGGGCGAACCAGCATGGCGCGTTGGAACACGGGCAGGCCCGAGGCGATGATGGCCGCCTCGCCTTCCGAGGCCAGGTGGTGCAGTTCGCCGGCGATGATCTTGACGCGGCGGCGGCGGGCCACGCCCCCGCCGCTACCACCAAAAGGCCGCTGCGACGGCCTCACCCATCCGGGCTGGGCCTTCTCGGCTTCCAGCATCAAATATCCGATACCGATACGATCGCCCGGTGACCGCTTCCATTGTTCCCAGTGTTCGCGGCAGTCGTTGGCGCCTCTTCGGTTATGACTGCCGCTTTTCGCGGACCACTTCTCGAAGGCTTCGTATCCCTTTTCGCTTCCACGGCTGGCGTTCACCGTCGCCAGCCCCATGGCCATCCAGTCATTCCAGTGCAGATCGTCATTTGGAATAATTTCCAGGGCGGCGCTCACGTCTTCGATATGTCCGATCAACGATAATCCACCGTCGTCGGCGGCGACGCTCGCGTGCCCTTTGATCTTTTTCTTGCCCGCCCGCTCAATCAGCCATTCCACGACGGTCGATATATCGGCCTCGCAATCCCCAACCCCGTCCCACCCCGTCACCGTGATGTAGCGGGCGCACGCATGGTATATCTCCACCGCCGCGTCCGCTCGTATCCCCACGCCCCACCAGCGCCGTTCCTCTTCGCTGTCCGGTCCCTCCAGGCCAGCCACCCATGGCTTCACCCGCAACACCGCCTGAAACGCTTCCAGGCCCCCTCCGGCGGCGCTCAGACGCCCTATGACCCGCAGTCCGGTCCCCGAGGGCGTCACTTCCCGGTATGCCCCTCCCGCCGCCGTCAGGAGCGCCAGCGCCCATCCGTCCACCCGCCCGGTCGCCTTGTCCCGGCAATGGTCGATATCGATGGCCGCTCGCCCGAGATCGTCCAGCATCATCCAGCCGACCCCGGCCGTGCTTTCCTCCGCCAGCACCGCCGCGCGGGCGACGTCATAGCTTCTTGCTCCGGTCAGGTCGTTGGACATGGCGTTGGCCAGCGTCCCTGGAATGCGCGGCACCTTGCTTTTCTGGCCATTCCTGACCCGCCAGTACCAGATGCACCACCGATCAACGGCCAGCATCGCCGCGAGGCCAGGGATGTCCCGTAGGTTCAACCCTCGTGTCCGATCGTCTTCGTTCTTCGTCATTTCACCCGTTCCCCTCGCTTCATTTCATCCGATGGACGAACCGCCATTTGGACACCCGCGGCACGCGCTCGGCCATGTCCCCCTCGGGCACATGGCTCCAGCGGCTGTAGCGTTTTCCATCGAACACGCTTTCCAGATCGCACCGCGGCGACTTCCGCCCGTCGTCGGTGCGGCCATCCGCCGCCCAGTTCGCCGCCTTGTAGATCACCCCGGCGTGACCGGCCGCCGGATCGGCGTACGAGACCAGCACGGCGACCTCGGGCCGCTCTCTCCGGATGAACCGCACCGCCCGCCCGATCAGCCACGTCTCCCCGTTGACCGGCACGGCGTCGTCGATCCACAGGCGGGCCAGTTCCCACGTCACCCCGCCATACCGTTTCGCCGTTTCCCGCGGCGGCAGGGCGAAGACGATCAACCCGATCGCCACGCCCGCCCGCTTCATCGCCAGGGCCAGCACCGTCACCCCTGGCCATTTCCCCAGGTAATGACGGCGGATCATCCAGTCCGTCTCCGTCCGCTCCGCGATCTCAACCACGCATTCGGCGCGCCAGGTCTTGTCGAAGACCGGGCCGGCTGGTTTCACCCGGTCACCCCCACTCGGCCCATTCATCCGCCTCCGCCGAGGGTCTGTGGCCGATCTTCACCCGCACCGGCGGCGGCCCCGCGGCCGCCACCGCGCCAGCGAGTCCTTCGATCCACGTCATCACCGCGTCCGGCACGGGATAGAGCCCTTCCCGCCACCTCCGCGCGGTGGAGACGCCGACGCCGAGCACATCCGCCAGATCCCCTGACGTCCAACGCAACGCCGTCAGCGCCGCCCCCAGGCGGCGGGAACGGTCATCCTCGATAATCCCCCGCATCGTCTCGCTCATGACTTTTCCTCCGTCTCCACCGTCACATCTCCGAGGCTGGCGCGGAGTAGCGTGTTACGCACCGAGTTGATGCTGGAGGCGTGGAGCCCCGGCCTCTCCCGGTGCTTCTCCGCGATATCGAGCTCGAGCAGCATCATCCGGATGTCGTAAGCGGTCAGGCGCCCGCTCACGACCGATACTCCGCTGCTTCAATCGCGTAATCGAGCCGCTGCTCTTCGGCACACGGGCCACACAACTTCAGCCCATCGAACACTCCCGCCGCGTCCCGCTGACAGCACTCGCAAGAGGCCACGGCCTCTCCGGTCCCCTCGCATTCGCGACACTCGAACACCCGCGCCCAGGGATCGTTGGGGTGATCATGTGTCCTCAGTCCCGCGCCTTCGCATTCAGGACACTTCGTCATCAATGTTGCGTTGCTCGTTTTCATCTGCTTAGGTTCCTTTCCACTTCGTCACACCCACCACTCGAACCGGCGGCGCGTCCCCCACGCCCGCCGGTTTTTCTTTGTCCGCCTTTCGGCGAGACCCAACCTACATGAACCAACACCAACCATAATGCAACCTATTTATTCGCCACTACCGCCACCTTTTCGTTGATAGTCCCGGAAAGCCTCTTTCAACCGCTTCCCCACCAACACCTCGTGCCTGATTATTTCCGCCAGATTATCGAAGAATGTCGCGCTAACGGTTTCCGGTTTCACGGCGTCCGCCACCAAATGGTAGCGCTCATTCATCCGCGCGATATCTTCGTCGTCAGCGCCTTCCGTGTTCTCTTTCGTGAACCGTGTCATCATTTTCCCCTTGTTGCCATACGCGCTACCTGTTACACGCTTCGCATGAACAGCGCACTGCCTTCTCACACGTATTCGGTTTTGGAGGCTGCTCGTGTCCTGGGCGTTCCGCCGAGAACGATATACGGCCAGGTCGCCAGGGGTGAACTGCCCGCCATTCGTTTGTCTGGCCGGATCTTGATATTACGCTCCGTGATAGTCGGGATATTGGCGTCGGGTCTGCCCGCGCCTGAACGGGCGCCGGAACCTGTCGAGACCGACGAATGGTGACCTCTCAACTCGCCCTTTGGGCGCATCAACGCGCGGTCATCCCCGCCCTGGTCAAAGGCCACTACCTGCTGCTATGGGACATGGGAACAGGAAAAACCGCCGCCCTCATCCGCGCCGGAGCGACCGTGGGCGGGCGACAACTGTGGATCACCCACGCCGTGCTGATCCCGCAGACCATCGCCGACATCGCCGCCTGGCGTCCCGGCGTCCGCGTCCAGCGGATCGCCAAGGGCAACGCTACCATTGATGACACCGCTGATATCGTCATTCTCTCTTACGATTTGATGAGAAGAACAGAGATCTGGAAACAGCTCTACCGTCTGTACTGGGACAGCGCCATTTGCGACGAGGGTCATGCCCTCGGCCATGGCGCCGCGGCGAGAACAAGAGCCTTCTACGGCGCCACTATTTACTCGAAAGGGGCTCTTTATACTCGCTCGAGCCGGGTCTGGATCGCCACGGGGACGCCCGTGCTCAACAGCCCTGACGAATTACATCCACATCTGTCCCGCCTTTTCCCCAACCTTATCCCCGGTCGCGTCCAGAAGGCCCTCTTCCTCGAACGGTATTGCGTCACTGTCCAAAAGACATTCGGCCCCGTGATAGTCGGGGCCAGGAATACGGATGAACTGCGACAAATCCTCTCGAAATGCGCCAGCCGCGTGAAACTGTCCGATGTCACCGACCTGCCGCCGCTGACCGTCGATACCCTCCCGGTGGAGATCTCCGCCGCCGATCGCCGCGCGATCGAGGCGACGATGACAGATCGACAACGGAATGAGCTAAATGTTGTCCTGACCCAGATCGAGGGTGGTGACGAGGCGGGGTGGCAGCGGCTCAACGCGATGCTGCTCCCCCTCGCCTCCACCCGCCGCGTCCTCGCGCTGGCCAAGAGCCGCGCCGCGATCGATCTCATCCGTTCCGAAATCGAAGGTGGGGCTGATCGTATCGTCCTCTTCGGGGTTCACGTCGCAGCCCTCCAGGCCGTCGCCGACGCCTGCCATCACTTTGGCGCCCGCCTCCTGATGGGCGAGACGGGACCGGCGCTACGCGCCGGCGCCCTGGCCGCCTTCGAGGCTGGCACGGCGCGCGTCCTCGTGGCCTCGATCAGGGTGGCCGGCTTCGGTCTCAATCTCCAGAGCGCCCGCCGCGCCATCTTTCTCGAGACCGACTGGACGGCGGCCAGCATCGACCAGGCCATCGCGCGCCTCTATCGCGCCGGCCAGGCCCGCCCCGTGCGGATATCCATCCTCACCGTCGCGGACTCCATCGACGCCAGGGTCGCCGATATCGTCCGCCGTAAAAGACGCATCGTCACACGACTTTTGGAGGAGACTTCGTGAGTATCACTGTTAATTGCACGATAGAACTGACCGAGGAGGAGTTGATGTATATACTCCTCGCTCGCGCCGGCGCGGCGGCCGATGCGAGCGTGCCGCGCGCCGCCATCGTGGAAGCGACGCCACCGCCGAAGCCCGTCGATGGCGATTACCCCATGACAGAGGGTATCCCCCCGTCACGCCTTCCCAAAGCCCCCCGCCGCGCGAAGGCCAATGGCGCGGAGGCGCCCATTAATTCAACGCCGCTGGCCCCGCCGCCTCCACCTCCCGAGGCCCTTGACGAGCCCGCCATGCGGAGTCTCTTGTCGAAAGTCGGCGCGGTGCATCCGCTCAAAGTGAAAGCCATCACCGACCTGTTGGAGGCCCATGGCGGCAAGCGGCGTTTGTCCGAGTGCGATCCCGCGACGTGGCCCGTGATCGCCGAGGAAGCCCAAAAGGTTCTCGCGGAGTATGGGGCGTGAATGACACGCCACCCGCGCGGGGCCACTCACCCCTCGGCATGTCCGCCCTTGAACGCCGCTTCATGTGCCCCGGCAGCATGGCGGCCGAGGAAGGTCGGCCAAACCCCACCTCCGTCTACGCCAAACGCGGAACCGATTTGCACGAGGTTGGCGCCTCCTGCCTGCGTGAGCACCTCAACCCCCTGGAAGTCATCTCCGAAGACCCCGAGGGCGCGGAGATGGTGCTGGCTTATCAGATCGAAGTTGAGTCGGCGCACGATCGCCTCGGCGGGACGCTCCACGTGGAGCAGGCGTTCGAACTCTCCGCCCTCTCGGAGCTTTACTGGGGCACCGCCGACGCGGTGATCATCGCCCCGCCGACCTTATACGTCGCCGACTTCAAGACCGGGAGGGGTGTCGCCGTCCCCGTCCGCCGTGCCGATGGGAGGGTCAATCTCCAGTTGGGCGGCTACGGCCTCGGCGCCCTGCACAGCCTGCCCGCCGGGCTTGCCCATGAGATCACCCAGATCGAGTTGGTGGTCGTCCAGCCGGCCCTCGGGCCGCCGCAACGCACCGTTATGACGGTCGCGGAGGTACAGGATCTCGCCGCCGATCTGATCGAGATCGCGGAAGCCGCCCTCGATCCGTCAGCGCCCAGGATCGCGGGTGATCACTGTCGCTTCTGCCGCGCCGCCGGTGATTGCCCGCCGCTGCGGGCGAAGGCCCTCGCCTCCATTGGACTGGAGTTTGAAGTGGTGGAAGTTGACAACGCCGTCTCACTCCTGCCGGACCCGGCGAAGATATCCCGCGAGCGTTTGGGGAGAATCCTCGAAGGCGCCGAGATCATCGACGAATGGGTCGCCGCCGTTCGCGCGCACGCCAAATCCCTCGTCGATAAAGGCGAGAAAATACCAGGGTGGAAGCTGGTCGATAAACGCGGCCGCAGGGTGTGGGCGGACGATCTGTCCGCTGAATTTATACTGAGGGGCGTGCTGGGCGATGACGCTTATGTCACGAAACTCCACTCGCCCACTCAGATCGAGAAGATCCTGAAGGCGAAGAAGTTGAAGAAGCCGGTTCAATGGAACGAACTGGTTACACTATCAGATCCCGGAACCGCGCTGGTTCCGGCGTCCGATCCGCGCGTGGCGGTGTCTCCACGCATCGAGTTTGAAATAGTTAACACAGAGGAATAAGTTAAATGGCGCAGAAACCAGTTGTATCGACCATCCGCCTTGGCCCCGGCCGCCTGTCTTTCCCTTCGTTGATCGAACCGTCCGGGTTCAACGACAGTGAGGAGAAATATAAGACGACCTTGTTGCTCCCACCTACCTTCGATGTGGCGCCTTTGCTGAAGGCGCTCAACGATTTGTGCGCGGAGGCATGGGGCAAGGATCAGAAGAAGTGGCCGCCGAATGCCCGCCGTCCTGAATCGGTCGTCCGCCGTGCTGAAGAAAAAGAGCATATGGCGGGATACGAGAAAGGCTGGCACTTCGTGTCCGCGTCATCGAAGGACAAGCCGGCCATCGTCGATGCCAGTCTCGAGCCGGTCACCGACCCGCGCGCGGTTTACGCCGGGCGCTGGGCCAACATATCCGTGCGCCCGTTCGTCTACAACAACATCGGGGTCGGGGTCAGTTTGGGTCTCGGCAACGTCCAGTTGTTGAAGCATGACGGGGCGTTCGGCCGCACGTCGGCGGCGCAGGACTTCGACCAGGTCGTCGAGGAAATGGAAGACGAGTTCTGATGACCAATATCGACGACCTGCTGTTTCTGGATCTGGAAACACGCTCGACCGTCGATCTGCGGAAGACCGGCGTATACGTCTATGCGTCGGATCCCTCCACCTCCGTTACCGTCGCCCGCCTCGCCATCGGCATGGAGGAGCCGTGGGAGTGGCGGCCGGGGCGGGATCTGCTCCCGAAATACCTCGAACACCTGGAAGACCCCACGCGCGAGGTCGTCGCCCACAACGCCCAGTTCGAGCGGCTGATGATCGAGGGCGTCCTGCATCCACGCCACGGCTGGCCGTTGGTCGCGATCGACAGATGGATCTGCACGATGGCCCGCGCCCGCGCCCAGGCTCTGCCGGCCAGCCTCGATGGGGCGGGGATGGCGCTCGGCTTACCGATCAAGAAGGATGGCGACGGGTGGCGCCTCATGCTCCAGATGTGCAAACCGAGGCGGATGGCGGATGGCTCGCTGGCGTGGTGGGAAGACGAAGTCCGCATGACCCGGTTGTCCGACTATTGCTCCGTCGATGTGAAAGTGGAGCGCCAGGTCTGTCGCTCCACCGCCGCTCTGCCCCAGCCGGAACTCGAGGTCTGGGATCTGACCGAGACGATGAACGACAGAGGCGTGCGGTTCGACCACGCGTTCGTCCAGGCCGCGCGGATCGTGGCGGAAGAGACCCAGGCGCTACTCAATAACGACATGCGGCTGCTGACTGTCGGCGTGGTCCGTAAGACCTCCGAGATCGGTCTGCTCAAATCGTGGTTGATGAAGCGCGGCGTCGATCTGGCCCCGCCTCTCGACCTCGCCCGCGAGGGTGAACTGCTCGAAGACCTGGAGGAGGTCGAGCCTGAGGAAGAGGTGATCCCCGATCTGCGGCGACGGGATGTCCTGCGCCTGCTCGCCGATCCTCGTGTCGGTCTGCTGGAGAAGAGCGTCCTCAAAACCCGCCTGGAGGCCGGCAAGATATCGGTCAAGAAGTTATACGCCATCCACGAGCGGTCGAACGCCGATGGCCGCGTAAGGGGGCTGCTGGGCTATCACGGCGCATCGACCGGCAGATACATCTCACAAGGGTTGCAGGTGCAGAATTTCCCCAGGGATGTCGTGCATGACTGGGAGGGTCATCGGGAACTGCTCGACCATGGCGCCGCGATGGTCGACGCGATCGCCGGCCCGCCGCTCGATGTCATCAGTAAAATGTTGCGCGGCGCGATCATCCCCGCCGAGGGTCACGAGATCGCGGCGGGCGACTTCGCCTCGGTCGAGGCGGTGGGTGTCGCGTGGCTGAGCGGCCAGAATGATCTGGTCGAGGCGTTCCGCGCGAAGCGGAAGATCTACGCCGAGATCGGCGCCAGGGTTTACGGCATCGATCCCGCCACCGTCACCAAGGACAGCCGCGCCCGTTTCGTCGGCAAGACCCTGGTGCTTGGCTGCGGCTACCAGATGGGCTGGCATAAATTCAGGGAGACCTGCATCGCCCAGGCGAGCGTTCTCCTCGCCCCGGAAGAGGCGGAACGCGCCGTTAACGTCTATCGCGTGACCTACAAACAAATACCCCGCCTGTGGGAGGACATGAACCAGGCGGCGATCGACGCCGTGCGTCATCCCGGACAGTCCACCGCCATTTGTGGCGGGCGCATTCGGTTTCGGATGGATCGCAAGTGGCTGCGGATGCGCCTGCCTTCGGGGCGTTACCTTTGGTACAGCCAGCCGTTGATCGAGACGGGTCGTTTCGGCAACGATTGCGTGTCGTATATGGCGGTCAATTCGCTAACAAAACGGTGGGAGAGGCAGCAAACCTACGGAGGCCGGCTGACCGAGAACGCCGTGCAGGGTTTGTGTCGAGATCTCCTTGTCCATGCCGCGCTACGGCTGGAACAGGAGGGCTACAGGCCGCTCACGCTCATCCACGACGAGGTCGTCTGCGAGCCTCCGGTGGGGTTTGGCGATGTGGACTCCATGTGCGCGATCATGTCGGAGCTGCCCGATTGGGCTGAGGGCTTCCCGCTGCGGGCCGAGGGGTCGCGTGGGCCACGGTATATGAAATCGTGAGGAACCCAACGAGCGTCTTTCCGACCGTCCGACAGTGGCTGCGGGATTGCCGCGAGGCCGCCCAAGACCAGGCCACGCCGAAATGCCCGCTTTGCGGCCGCTGCCTCGGCGTCCGCGAAGCGATGTACAACCCGAGCGGAACAGACGAGTGGCTGTGCGACAATGCCTGCCGCGATGGAAACGGACAGTGATGGTCCCTGATCTCATCAACGATCTGCGCCGCCAGATCGAGGAACTGGAACGAACGGTCGCCGACCTGGCGCGCCAGAACGAACAGCTCCGCGGGGCCGTGACGGAGTTGCTGTCTCCTGACAAGGTGGCGGTTGACGACCTCACACGATGGTGGGACCGATGATCATCAACGTGGCGGCGGGCGGCTCGATCCAGGCGGCGATCGACGCCTCCTCCCCTGGCGATACCATCACCGTCCAGGCCGGCGCCTGGGCCAACACCTGGCTGTCGATCACCCATGACCTGTCCCTCGTGGCCGTGGGCGGCTGGGTGAAACTGGTCACCGCCAATGGCTGGCAGCCGCCGGACGGCAAGGCGATGATCACCGAGCAGGGTAACGTGACGATCAGCGGCTTCGACATCTCCGGCGTCACCGTGCCGGATGCCAACGGCGCGGCGGTGCGATACCAGGGTGGGAACCTGACGCTCGATAACGTCAACTTCCATCACAATCAGGACGGGCTGCTGGGGGCCGCCGACACCTCTGGGTCGATCAGCATCGACAACTCCGAGATCGCGTTCAATGGCATCGGCGGCGACGGCCACACGCACGGGCTCTACATCGGGACCGTCGCGCGTTTCACGCTGACGAACTCTTACGTGCATGACACCAGTGTCGGCCATGAAATCAAGTCCCGCGCCATGAATAACGTCATTACCGGCAACCGGATTTTCGATAATGATTCTTCCTCGTCCTACTCCATCGACCTTCCCAACGCCGGGAACGCGACGATCGCGGGTAACGTCATTCAACAAGGACCGAACACCCAGAATCCGGCCATACTCGCTTACGACGAGGAAGGAGCGAGTAATGCCGGAAGAACCGTCGAAATCCGAGACAATACGATTATTAACGAGTGCCCCGGTGGTTATTTGCTCCTTAATCCTGGCGGAGGTTCTGTTGGTCTTGGCGATAACACGGTATTTGGGCTGACCCAGATTCCATCGGGTAGCACGGTTCCCGCGGCACGCCCCGTCTTGGATCTGGCTCCGATAGGATTCCTTGGACAGCAACCACCACCGTCGCCACCGCCACCAGCGGAACCACCGCCACCGCCATCAGAACCCACACCGTCACCAGAGATACCACCGCCGCCTCCGATCCTCTCGCCATTGGAACAATACCACGCCGACGTTCTCGCCGACTTCAAGGTCTGGGCGGCGATCCATGTCAAACTGGCCACCATGTCGAAGACCCTCGCCGTCCTGAATACCGAACTGACCAGCACCACCGTTTTGGGTATCGTTAAAGGCGACCGGTGGTCGTGAACCATGACAAAGGGAAACACACGATGAAACGATTGTTGATGACCACGGCCATCGTCACCGGGGCGATGCTCTTCCGCCCCGCGGCCCGCGCCGATATCATCTCGACGCTGGGCTACACCGCCAACGCGAACACCTCGGCGCTGTCGCTGATCGCGGTCCCACCGCCCGGCAACCAACCGTTGAATACCCCTTGCCTCATTTGCGGCACGAACCAGCCCCAGCAGCCGGCGGGATTTGGGTTCAACAACTACCAGCAGGGCGGCAATCAAACACTGTTCAGCGATTTCTCTTCGGGTGTCACGCAGACCAACGGAGAAGACACGCAAGGCACGCCGTATCTCGTGTCGTTCCTCCGGGCGTTCCTCATCAGCCAGTTGGATTTGAACGGCCAGTTGAACGTCGGCATCGACGTGAATACAGCCACGGGTGCCGGTCCTGAAGTGCTGCAACGCTTCGTCGTGCTCGATGTCGTCAACAAGACGATCCTGGCCGACTACAATCCGGCGGGCGGCACGCCGCTGCCAACCGCGAACAACGGCACCGGCTTCCCTGATTATGTGTTGAGCGGCTTCAACATCGATCGTAACGACCTGTCACCCAACAGCCAGATCGAGTTCTACGCGCGTTGGAGCAACGCCAGCGACGGCGCTGAGAGCTTCTTCCTGGTGCCGGTGCCGGGGCAGCAGGACGTGCCCGAACCCGCCTCCCTGGCGATGCTCGGTATGGGGCTGCTTGGACTCGGCATGGTGAAGCGCCGCCGTCGTGGTAGTGAGGGCCAGAGCGCCGCCTGAACGGTTTCCTCCTTCGAGCGGCACTCGCCGGGGTCGGGGCGCTTTCGTCTCGGCGACCCCGACCCTGGCTCCGGTTTCTTAACAAGTGAAAAGGTCAAACAGATGCAAGCGACAGAAACGACGATCCGTTACAGCCTGCTCCGGACAGCGGGCAAAAGCGAAGACGGTCTTTACGATATTCTCCGCCACGAACCCGGTTGCACCGATGAGGTGCTGGCGCGCGGGGCGACGTTCGATGGCGCCACGTCAATCGTGAAGGCGCTCAACAGTGAGATGGGAGCATGAACCACTCCCTCGCCTGGCACTGGCACTTCAGACGGAGCCGCTCCCGACTCTGGAGCGGCGCCTGGGGCTGGATCACCGACGCCACCGCCGTCCTCGCCATGGTCGGTGTGTTCCTGTGGCTGGTGGCGACATGATCATCGAACTTATTCTCGGCTTCGTGGGTGGTCTCTTTATTACGTTTCTCTTCCTGTCCCACTCCGGTCACTGATTGGCGAGATAGCCCAACAAACCCGCCACTTTGGGGTCGAGAGGTAATCTCGGCCCCGCCGGTGTTCCCGCCCATCTTATACCCGGCCTCGATGTCAGCGCCCGCGCGCCGGCGTAGGGCGTGACATCGGCGGCGACCGAGGCCGCCAGTCCTACCGGCCCTCCATAATACCCCCCGGCGGCCCACCGCGCGGGGGCGGAAAGAACCTGTAGAGCCTGTGACGCACTGGAGGTGTTGGACGTGTTCATCAGCCGTTCAGTCTCTCTGACATTCCCGGCGACCGTCAGCAGCGCGCGCAGGTTCCTGGCGACCTCGGGATCATTGTAGAGCGCCGCCGTGCCTTCCGGCTTGTCCATCTGTTGGCCACGCATCGTGGTCAGGAACGTGCCCGCCGAGGGCACGTCGGTGGCGCCCTGCTGGCCCGCCTTGGCGAGGACGGCTTTCCGTAATTGATACGCCGCCAGGGCATCGGCCGCCTGGGGCACGCGAGCGCGCAGCTCCTGCATCGCGCTGTTGCTCTCCAGCAGCGCGCGGGCCGCCGCGTCGGGAGCGACCGATTCCTGTCCGGGATTGCGTGCCTTGATCGCCTTCACCAGGGTGTTGTCGATGAAGTTGTGGGCGTCGATCGTGGTCTGGTTGGCTTCCCTGAACAGCCGCCCCTGGCCGTGCGCGGTGGCGGTGTGCCCGATATCCTCCGCGAGGCTGGCATAGAGCGAGCGCAGAGGGGCCGTCCCCACGCTGTTGATGATGTCGGGGGTTCCCATGTCCGCGCCAATCTGACGGCGCAGCGCCTGCGCCTGCCCCCAGGTCATGGACGATCCCGGTGGCAGGTCAGCGTTCAGCGCGGCCAGTCTTTCCCTGGCGAAGTTGGACCCCATGAGCCGTTGCGTTTCAGTCATTCCTCCCAGTTCAGGCGGGTTGGCCAGGCGTTGCAGCGCTCTGCGATAGGCGCTGGGATCGACGGCGGCGCCGGCCAGACGTTGGTTAAGCGGGTTCCAGACCGCGTCCTGCGAGCGCGGAAATGTGTTGCCGTGCCAGTCCTGAAGGATCTGCTGCACGCTGCCGCCCGCCTCCTGCGCGGTGCGCTCGCCGCCCAGCATCCTCGCGGTATCCTCAACCGCGTTGTGGAACTGGTTGGAGGTGTCGCGCTGCGCCGGCTGGAGACGGTCGATCGCGAACGGCATCTTGGTCGCCCCCGCTTCCAGGGAGCGCGTGGTCGGGTTTTCGGTGACGGCGCCCGCCGTGCGCGGGAAGATCCGCAGCTGTTCATAAGCGTCCGCGATCGGTGTCCGCAGGCCGCGTATCGCGTTCAGCAGCTTGCCTCCCACATCCGACAAGGCGGTGACACCTCCCGCGCCGACGATATTGCCCGCCAGTCGCGCCGCTGGCTTCAGTGATTCGGGCGCCACTTCCGCCGCGATCTCGCCCGCGCCTCCGCCGGCCGCTCCGGCGGCGACCTGGGTGGCGGGAAGAACCGGCGACACTGCCGCCCCCGGTGATGGAGCGAACGCGGAGCGGAGCATGGTGGGAACCGCCGCCGCCACGCGCGGAATGGCGCCCGCGATCTGCGGCCCGATCATGCCCGCGCCGCCTCTGGCGACCTCGGAGCGGAATTTCTCTCCCGGTGTCGCCGCCTCCGGCAGGCCGATATAGGTCAGGGCATTGTGCAGCATGTCCGATGGCGCGGTGGCGGACCCCCCGGCCGCGCGGATCGGGCCGCGTCCAAGATAAGTACCGATATCGAGCGCGGTCATGGGCAGGCTCAGTCCACCCTCGATCACGTCTCGCGCCCCAAGGCCGAGGCTTCGTCCGAACGAGGCCACTGGCGCGCCGTTCTGGTAAGCCGTCTTCAGCGGACTCGGTGTTCCCGGGTCATACTCCTCAGCCGCCGGGGCGGGGGAGGATGATCCTCCCTGGGGACCAAACGGTGTGGCGTTCGCGCCGGGATCCCAGTCGTCCGCCATCCACGTCTCCTATTTCAACAACATCAGGGAGCCATCCGGCTGACGGATGAGGCTGTTTGGCCTGACATTATGGGATGCCGCCCATTTCCTCCGCGCGGCTTTCGCGTCATCGGACTGGTCGTTCCAAATAGCGGCGACCTCCGGCGTCATCTGAGGCACGATCGGATGTTTCGCGTCCATGATCTCTCGCGTCTTCTCCAGCGCCGCGCCTGAATCCATGTTGGGCCGCGCCATCTGCTCCTGGTAGATCGTGTTGAACCGCATCTTGGCCCGCGCCGCCTGTTGCAGGTATTTGATCACGGCGGTGCGCGTGCCTTGGTCCTCGTTGAGCGACGGTCCCATGCTCTCGATGAAATTCAGATCGCGATCAGATAGCGCACCCATCTGTATTCCCGACCGTAGTTCGGTGATCGCGCCGGATATTCCGCTCGCCAACATCTGGATCGGACCCGCGTCGCCTTTCGGGACGACTCCAAAAGTGGCCAGATGATCGAGCAGGCTCTTACCGCCGTATTTCACGGTAGCGAGGCTTTGCAACGTGGCGTTCTTATCGCCGACGTTATCGGACAGAGCTTGCAGCCCCTCCAGGTTCTGCACCCGGCCCGAGGCCGCCACGGCTTCCTTGCCGAGCGTGTCCCGGATTATCTTGTTGCTCTCAACGAACGACCCTTCTCGGGTATTCAATCGGCTGATTTCGCCCTCTTTCTCTTTCAGTTGCATGGCCTGTGAGTGTGTCAGATTGGCCTGCGCCGCCGCGTCGTAGCTTTTGATCATCTGCTCGTAGCGTGGGCGGATCGTCTCTTCCTGCTTCTCGTTCCACTTCGTCACATTGGTCGCCGCCGCCTGCGCCTTGGCTTGTATCGTCGCCTGGATCTTCGCCTCCAGGGCGGCGCGATCCTCGATTATCTTGGTCGCCTCTTCCTGCTGTTTCTCGATCCGCAGGTTTGGGCGGTTGGCGATCCGCTGTTGAATGCCTTGCTGTAGCAAGGCGAACTCTTTCTGCTGCGCCTGCGAGAGATTGGGGTTGAAGTCCTCGGAGGTTGGCGGCGGGACGGCCTCCCGTTTGAAGAACTCCTGATACGAAGTTCCGGGATGCACGATGAAGCCATCGCCCGCCTTGATGGGCGGAGGCGGCGGCAGCGCCGGCTGTTGCCCGCCCGCCTGCGCGGTGACGACGGCGCCCGGCTGGCGGACCAGGGGGTTGGCCTGGGCATTGGCCATACCGGCCTCGATATCGGTGACATCGGCGGCGGAGCGGGCGGCGGCGGCGGGCGGCAGGGTCGGGATGGCGGTTCCGGTTGGCGCTCCGACATCGCCAGCCGTCTGGGCGCCGCCGGCCAGCAGGGGCGGCTCCGGGGGTGGCATGGTGGCCTGTCCAGGCGCTGCTGGTGTTGTCGCCGGAGGAGGGATCTGAACCTTGGCGTTCGGGTTTTGGCCAACAGGGGTTGGGGTCGCTGGCGCGCCTCCCGCCAACGCCTTTTGAGCGCCAGGAATGTAGCGGGTGACATTCTGGACGTAGTTGGGGTCGCCACCGCCGTTGTAGGCTTTGAGCGCCTTGGTGACGCCCTCCGGTGTCCTGAGATCCGCGCCCGCCGCCTTGGCGCGGGCGGCGAGATACCGGGCTGAGAAGTCGATATTGGCGGCGGGATCGCGCAACGCCTTTGGGTCCGCGCCCGCCATGCCAAAACCAGGAGACTTCGCCGTGGCGGGCAGGATCTGGCCCAGGCCAACCTCGCCCGCGCCACCCGTGGCGCCAGGGTTCAGGTTGCTCTCCTGCTTGTGCTGGGCGATCAGCAGATCGACCGGAACGCCGTATTTCTCCGCCGCCGCCTGATAGTGTGGCAGCAGTTCGGGAGGAACGGTGTAATTCCCAATCGACCCGCCAGAGCCGATATTGGTCCCCGGCGTCACCTGGCCGTTCAGGAGTTTCTGCGTATTCGCCGAGCCCGTCAGTTGCTGCTGCAACGACAACAACGGCAGCGCCGCCTGCAGCTTCTTCAGATCCGCGTGCTGGCTCTCGACGGCGTAGTTCTGCCTTGCCGCCAGCATCCCCATGGCCTGCCGCGCGGTGGTGTCGTAACCGCGTTCCGCCGCCTGGAAGCCCTGTGCCAGGTTCGACCCGAGGGTCTGCCCCGGAACATAATGCGAGGCGGCCATCAGTCCGGTGCCGAACCGCGACAGCGATTGCAGGCCCGCCTGTTCCCGCTCCTTTGGCGACAGCGCGCCGAGGGCGCCGGGGCCGGGTGAGCCGGCCGCCTCTCCAAGCAGGGAGATGCCGTGGCGCAGGCCGCCCCAGAAACCGCTGGTATCGACCGGCGTCTGGTCCGGCCGGACATCCGGCAGGCCCTGCCCGACACGCAGCAGGGTGAGGTATTTGTTGATCTGCTCCGGTGTCAGACCGGAAACATCGGGTGTGGCGGTATCAGCTGTCGCGTCGGCCATGGCTTATACCCCCAACAGGCCGAGCGGCCGCGGTTTGGGTTGTGGCGGTCCTCCCGCGACCACCGGACCGTGCGCCGCCTGCTGATACAGCATCTGTTTTTCGGCCAGCATGTTTAGCAATTCGCGGATGTCCATCGCCCGCCCGTGGCCGATCGAGGACTGCGGTGTCTGTATTTGTGGTGGCGCGAGGGAGGGGATCGTGCCGGGGTTCTTGGTGATGTCATCCTGTCCACCGCCCGCGCTGAATGTCTTCGCCGCGTCGGCCCAGTTGACGCCGGGGCCACTACCGCCCCAGGTGCCGCTGTCGATCGGGCCACCCATGGTGCCCGTGGTGGCGGGTGCGATGTCGCCCCATGCAGCGTCGGTGAATGCCATGACCCGCTCCTACATCGCCGCCACTGATGCGCCCGTGCTGGCCAGTTTCGACGCCATGCCAACATACGAGCCGATGGTGTTGAGCAGGCCGGGGTCGGTCTTCTGCGTGTTCTGGCCCCAACCCTGGCTGGTCGAGGTGGTGCCGTAAGGCACCGCGCCGAGCGATCCGAGCAGCGTGTAGAGGTTCTGGTAGGGCTGCTGATACTGCGCCGCCCAGTTGCCCATCTGCTCGTCGATCAGTTGCTGCTGATACTGCTGCTGCGAGGTCCCCGCCGCCTGGAGACCGGCGGTCTGCTGCTGGTTGAGGTTCGCCTGCGTGACCGCCTGACCCGGCAGTTGCTGCGCCGAGAGCAAACCGGCCGCGAGGTTCTGGTTGCCGATGCCCTGACCGGCCGCCTGGGCGCTCTGGTAGCCCGCCTGACCCATGCCCGCGAGGCCGGTGGCGGCGTTGTAGCCCTGCTGTCCCGCCTGCGTGGCGAGCCCATAGGCGGGCGTCAGCGCCTGTCCCCAGCCCTGGTTGAGCAGGTTGCCGATCTGCTGCTGGGTGCCGAGTTGGATCGCCGCGTCCGACGCGCCCTCGGCGACGCCCTGGCGGGAGCCGCCGAACGCGCCGACGTTATTGGCCTGACCCGCGATCTGCTGGCGCGCGATCTGGCGCTGCTGCTCGCCCGCCTGGATCATCGGATCGATGACGCTTTGCTGATACGGCGACATGAGTTGCTGGGCGTTCGAGCCAACCTGCCCCGCCGTCGCCGGCCCGCCCTGGAGATAGCCGCCCAGCAGCCCCTGCGCCGGGTTCATCACGTTCTGCTGGTAATTGCCGTAGAGTTGGTTCGACAGGTCGTTGATCCCGCCCGCCGTCTGCGGCGCGGCCTGTCCGATCAGGTTGCCCCAGGCGCCGGCGGCCTGGGCGAAGGCGGGATTGGCCGAGCCTTGTTGCGCCTGGATCTGGTTGTAAGCCTGTTGCGTGAGGGGCGACTGACCGGCGACCTGCTCGCCCTGGTAGTAAGGCGTCGGCGTCTGGTTGCTCAAAGCGACGGAGCGGTTGACCGCCTCCTGGGAGGCGTTGCTCAACCAGTCCGGGAGCTGCGTGCTGGAGTTGCTCGACTGCTGGGTCGATGTGGTCTGTGAGCCGCCTTTAGCCACGGGCCTGTTCCTCTCCGGTCAACGGCTTCCAGAAGTTCGCCAGATGCCACGGGCGCCAGCCTTCTCGCGCCAGTATGGGTTCCCACTTCGGCAGGCCGCAGGCCGCCGCCATGGTGCAACCCTCGGCCACGCCCCAGGCATCGATCTCCGTTTGCAAATCGAGGCAGTCGCGCAGCCTCCCGGAGACCAGCCAGTAGTTGAGCACGCGGCGGCGCGGAGACGCCTGGACCTCGGTGATGACCGTTCCGTCGCCGCGCTCCCAGTACTGGGCTTTACCGGCGCGCACGAGATCGATCACGTCGGCGACCGCGTGCGTGCCTCCGTCCGAGGTGAGAGCCTTCTCGAACCGCGCGCGTTTCTCTTCAGGTGATAACATTCAGGTAACGATACGATCCAGCAGCATCGATCCCATCGGCGTCACCCGGATGCGCCACACGCTGCCATCAGTCGCGCGGATGTTGACCGCGTCGAAGGTCGGAATGGGGTCTGGGGACGGAGCGGGAATGACCGGGGGATGCGCGAGAGCGAACGGCTCTGGGGTGGATCGTTTTGGGAGGGTCATATTCTTGGGACCTGTTCCGTATGGAGAACGCCAGCGTCATCTACCGTTAAACGATAAGTCGAGCCATCCGGCGCGATGAGCCCCACGAACCGGAAGGCCGGCCCCGCCAGACCGGCATTGGCTTTCCGATTCAGTTCGGTGGCGATGGCCGCCAGCCGCTGGTCGAGATCGCCGCCCTCGGGAACGGTGAACGGCGCGGGCGGGCGGGAGACGGGACGAACGCTCATCGACGGCCACCGCCTTTCATCTCCAGCCGCGGGCGGCCAACGGCCCAGGGGCCATCGGCGGTTGCTTCCATCCTCATGCGAACGGAACGGCCTGAGAAACGCATATCCATGAGCCCGCCATGGATGACGGTGTAGAGACCGGTGTCATACTCGCTCTCGACATCGTGCGGCTGCTCGCGCGGGAAGAAACGATAGCCCAGGACATCCGGCGGGCCATCGGCGTCGAAGACGAGTTGTTTCACGTGAAAGCGTTTATCGCCCTCGCCGGCGACGATGTCGCCGCTCTCGGCGTAGATCAGGCCGAGGGGCGCGCGGGGGATGCCGTTCTCGGTCCAGCCGTATTCGTGGAGATAGAGGCCGCCCCCGGCGCCCAGCGGGCCACCAAGGACCGGATAATCCATCGTCCCCGAGGGGTCCGCCGCCGTGCGCTCGCGCACGCCGATCGTCCATGGATGCGCCGGGTCGGCGAAATTGAGCGCGATATAACGGTTGGTGTCGAGCGACCCCTCATCCGGCCAGTCCCACCAGAGTTCGGTGAAGGCGGGATTGGGACTACCGAAAACACGACCGGCCATGTCCCGGTTGACGAGACTGTAGAACCAGTCCTGCACCGGGCACGGCAGGGGTTGGACATTTCCCTGATAGGACCAGAAGGTCTGCGTGCCGGGCCAGGCGTAAAACGAACCGATGCCGACCACGGCGCGGAGCGAGACCGGCCCGCAGCCGGTGGCGATCTGACTGATGCCGTAAGCGTAAGGCGCGCCGACGTAGACCATCTTGTGGCAGTCGTTGGCCGTGAAGATCAGGATGCCGTCCGAGACCTTCACCGCCGTCATCGCGTAGGACTGCGTGACCAGCATCTTGTCGCCGGCGAGGTTGGTCACATCGGGCGTCCAGGTATTCGGGTCTTCCTGATCGCTCCAGGCGATGCGGCGTGGGTCGCCACCAGCGGCGAGCAGCACCACATGGCGTTGGTCGGTAACGATCACACCGCGGTTCTGGTCGGGCGCGCCCGCCACGATGACGGGCAACACCGTTGGCGTGAGCGGAGTCCAACGATACAGCTGGCCATCCTGGGTTGGCACCACCAGCAGATCCTCGCCGAACGTATCCATCGACCAACGATCGCCCATCGTCGCGGCGATATCGGAAACCCCGATATCACCCGAGGTGCGCGTCGTGCCGTAAGCCTCCTCACCATAGTCCCCGCGGCCGTAGCCGGTGGTGGACGTGCCAGGCGGATCGAGCGGGCCGACGCCCACCGGCGTGATGTCGGTGAGAACCTGGGTATCGAAGCGGTAGGCGAACAGTTTACCGTCGGTGCCGATAGCGGCCCAGCGCACGCCCGCGTTGTCGTGCCACGTCAGCATGTCGCGCGGGAGGTCGGGGAAGACGGCGTTGACCAGAGCGACGTTGCCGCCGATCGGTTGTAACTGCCCGCCGCGGAAGCGGACCATGTTGGTGTCATACCATTTTCCCGGCGTCGCTTCCGGCGTGGCGTTCCTGAACACGCCTGGGGGAGGGGCCTGGGCGACGCGGGGCATTTAGTGCGGGCCGCGCGACGGCGCCGACAGCATCCTGGCGCGCGGTGTCTCGAACAGCGCCCGCAGCGCGGCGATCTCTTCGCGCAGCGCCTCGATCTCAGCGTGCGTGTCGGGTGAGGTTGGCGCGGGAGCGATATCAGACGCGGACAATACCGCTGCCTCCTGGCCGGCATAAATGATCTTGGTGACCACCAGGAACGGGTTGAGCACGGTCAACGGCACACCACCGCCACCGAGGCTGACGTTGTGGGCGTGGATGCCGTCGTCGTAGAGGGGATGCGTGTGATTGGCGGCCGCCGTGATCGTGTGCGCGTGACTACCATCGCCAATGACGACAAGGCCGAGGTTGCCGATGGCCGCCGTCGTGATGTTGTGCGCGTGGATGCCCGCCGGGTCGGTCTGCTGAGCGGTGATGGTGATCTGAGCGGCGGACGATCCGGCTACCCATTCACCAGGGTTGTGTTGAGTCTGAATATAGCCGTGCGTGTGACTGCCCTGACTATCGGTCGTGCCCGTGTGGACGTGGTTTGGCAGATACGAGCCGGCGTGTGAGTGAAAGCCTTGCTCATCCATCGTATGCGCGTGCGCGCCGCCGCCCGCTGTCGCGGCGGTATGATTGTGGTTGCCCTGGCTGTCGGTCACGAGATTATAGGCGGGCAGGTTCGTCTGCGTGATCGGGCTGTAGATGAAGCCCTGCATCTGGGTGAACCCGAACCCGTAGGCGAAGCCGCCCTGGTCCGTCACCGTGCCGGGACCGAGCAACGAACGGCCGGCGGTGGGCGGTAGCCTGAATGTCGTGGAGCCATCGCCGCTGCCCCAGTAGGTCCCGATGACCGCGAACAGCTTTGAGTATGTCGTCCTCGAAACGATCCGGCCATCGCAAATGAGCCAACCGGATGGCGCGATGGGGCCGGCGAAGTCAGCGATGATGCCGATCTGGCAAAACTGGGAGACAAACTGGTCGATGATGTCCCAGTTAACGTTAGTTTTACTACCCCACGTATCCCGAGATGCGCCAATTTCCGGTTTTGTTAGCGCCAGGTTGGTAGTATAACTATCAGCCATTTGATGCGGCCCCCTCCGCTTTCAGACGATCCCGCCTTCTCGCGTTGCTGTCCAGAATACACTGCTTACACGAACGACTAATCGTGTTGTCATGTTTATGTAGATAAGTATTCTCTGTCGTATATTCGTGCCCGCGCCGACAATGCGTCTTATTGGCGTTACCGTGCCTGCCCTTGGCTACCATGTCCAAGATATTATCGACCTGCGCTCCAATAAACAGATGGTCGGGATTTACACACGAAGGAACATCACACCGATGACAGACAACCAACCCTTTGGGGATGGCGCCATTGGCTTCCGCCCAGATAACGCGGTGCATCGATATATGCTTGTTGGCGACAATCATCTTTGGATAGCCGCGACCATCTACCTGACCATCCCATAACCAGCAGCCGGTATTAGGCTCTGGCACGGCATGGTCGCGCCAGTCGCGGCTGTAGATGATCCGCGACATCCTATTTAACTCCCGCCGGTGGGTTGTTGGCGGTGTTGGTCACGCCTGTCGGTGCGTCGGAAGAGTCGTCGGTCACCGCCACATACCAGCCCGCACCGGTCGGCAGCATGACCCGCCAGCCGGCGATGCCCTTGGTGCGATTATATCCCATCCTGAGCACCCAGTCCCTGTAGGTGCCGTAGGAATACCCGGTGTGGGGACGGTTGGTCTGCGGCGCGTAAGGCGCCTGGAAGCCCTGCACGTTGATGCCGTTGCAGGCGCGCCATTGCGGGTTGCCGGTCGGTGTCTGCGTCATCTGTCCCGCTGTTGATGGCATGGCTTACTCTCCTTTATTCCGCCGCCGCGCCGGCGACACGCATGGGGGCCGGCGCCTGTTGTTTCGCGCACTGATTCTGGATCTCGGAGATGAGTGGCGCGCTGACACGATACGGCGCGTCGGCCAGCACGCGCATGATCATCTCCCAGGACTGGGCCTCAAGGGTCACGGCAATGCGATCGGTCGGTGTCATGTGCTGCTGTCCGTCAGAATCCCGTAGGAGGCCAATACCGTCAGAAGGCTCGCCAGGGCGGCATTGGCTCCCTTCGATCCCGTCACGGCGGGCTTCGCCGCCACCGCCGACGCCTGCGTGCCCCACAGGCCGATGCTCTTGGCGGCGGTCACGCCCGCTGGTCCCATCGCGGCGTAGGCGGGTTGCAGCACACCCGCGCCATCGGTGCTGATGAACGCGCAACCAATCTGGCCGGTAACGAAATCGACCTCCTGAAATGTCGATCGGTTGCGCCCGATGGTGAGGCCGTGGATATCGTAACC